TGGATTGAAACATCAGTTCTCCTTTTTGTTGTCAAGCGGTTAAGGTCGCGCCCCTCGCGGGGCGCGTGGATTGAAACCCGTGCGCGTAGTCAAGGCTGCAATAGAGCAACGTCGCGCCCCTCGCGGGGCGCGTGGATTGAAACTCAAGCGGTTGCGCGAGCGCACGGTTGACCAAGGTCGCGCCCCTCGCGGGGCGCGTGGATTGAAACAAGCCGCAGCTTCTGCCACCGGCTGTCTCTGAGTCGCGCCCCTCGCGGGGCGCGTGGATTGAAACTGGCGGTCCTGTTGATCGGCGTGGCGATTGAACGTCGCGCCCCTCGCGGGGCGCGTGGATTGAAACTCAGGGTTGGAAGCCATTTCGACAGGTCAACGCCGTCGCGCCCCTCGCGGGGCGCGTGGATTGAAACTTGCGCTGCCACGTTCTGACTTCGGTCAGCCTCCGTCGCGCCCCTCGCGGGGCGCGTGGATTGAAACCTCGACGGTTTTCAGCCCGCGCAAAACGTCACCGTCGCGCCCCTCGCGGGGCGCGTGGATTGAAACAAGCGGATTCAGGGTCTTGAAGCGGTCCGGCAAGGTCGCGCCCCTCGCGGGGCGCGTGGATTGAAACAAGACGCTTGCCGATATGCTGGACTTCGGCAACGGTCGCGCCCCTCGCGGGGCGCGTGGATTGAAACAACGGCACGCGGGATATGGCTGACATCGTGGCCGTCGCGCCCCTCGCGGGGCGCGTGGATTGAAACGCAACCGCAGGGGCCGCGTTACCAAGCGACCGGGCGTCGCGCCCCTCGCGGGGCGCGTGGATTGAAACTTCGGCGTCCCTGCCCCGGCGTGCGCACACGGCGTACATGTCAGACGCCCCCATGCGGACCTCCTGCATCTCGGTCTGGATAGCGTTCTGCGGGTCGATCCACTCAACGCCGGGTCGCTGCCATTCCCAACGGCCAAGCTCTGACACGCCGTCTGCGTCAACCGGCGCGGGGTCAAGCTCTCGGTCGGCAACCGCCTTTGCAATGCGCCATATCGTGACGGGCAAAAGGAACTCGCTTTCGAGCCACGCCTGCCACGTCTCAATCGTCTTGTAAGCCTGCAACAGCGACGCCTTGGATGATGCGAAGTTGCCGCCGCCGAAATACAGCAAAAGGAACTCATACGGCAAGCCAAGCGCCATGCCGATCATCCGCAGGTTGAACTCCATGAAGGGCGCATACTCCGCACCCGGCTGGTTATTCAAAAACGGCGCAAGCTCGCTACCGCTTTCGATTTCATAAATCTGCCCGTCGGTGAACTTCTGCAACGGCTGACCCGTCGATGACGTTGCCGCCGTGCGCCCCTGCAAGCCGCCGCCGCTCTGCCCCTTCTTATAGACCCATGCTGCCATTGCGCCCATTTTGTTTTTGCGCAGATTGGCATTGTTGATTTCGTGAATGTCGGTCGCCATGTTCGCAATCGTGGCGAGCATCGGCCAGCCGCGCACTTGGTCAGGACGCCACCGGTAGCACGGATGGAAAAGGAACGGGACGAACTGCTCGTTGTGCTTCTGACCGAACCCGCCGCTTGCATCCCGGCTGTGAACATACCAGCCCGTTACGCGCCCGGTTGACGGGTCAACCTTGTAACCGTTCAGACCGCCGACCGCATTTTTGTCGTCCTGCGACTTGCGCACCCGTTCCGATTCGATGATAGACAGGTCGCCGTCAGTGGTCGGCTGGTGGAAGATTTCGCCGTCGTACAGGCGGGCGGCGGTGGTCAAGCGGGCGGCGGTTGTCAGCGACGTGCGCCGCTCAGGGTCAATCGCCTTCGACCAGTTGCGCAGCCAACGCTCGGCCTTGGCATTCCACACCGCATCGGACGTGCGGGCCTGCATGATGATCTCGGCCCCTACCACGTTATCCGTCACCCGGTCACACGCCCCGGAAACAACCGGGTTGTTGCGCCGCATATCGTGGCAGCGTTGCGCGGTCGTGTCCCGGTCACTCTGCGGCATAAGGCGGTCTTCATCGCCAGCCGCAGACCTGCCGAAATAGGAGAGGTCACGACGCCCGCGTGATCTGTCAGCGGCGTCAAGGATCGCAGAGAGGAACGGTATCCGCATCAAAACCACCCCGCGTTAGAAAAATCGGCAACGGTCGGCGTATCATTGCCAGACACAACCACGAATCGGCCAATCTCCGCACGGATCGCCTGCGCCTGTTGACGGAGTTTGCCTAGGTCGCCCTTTGTGACTGACCGACCGGCGATTGAATAGCTGGTCACGCTTGAACTGGACAGCGCAAGGATAGCCGTCCGCAATGCAATATATTCAGCAATGAAGGCTTCGCATTCGGCCTTATCAAGCGCATCGGTCAGCGTTGCGGCCTTTGCGAGTAGCGCGGTCTGGATGTCCGTGATTGCTGCCATGGCCGCATTATTAAGCGGTTGACGGTTTCAACGCAAGCCGGGCAATACTATATTTTGGAAACGCAAAAACCCCACCCGGTTAAAGGTGGGGTTCGGTTGGATGGATGGAAGGCGGTTATTTTGCCGCCGTCTTGCTAATCTGATTCGCAAGGAACTTCAACGGGATTTGACCCTTCTTGTCGGCGTAGTTGTAGAGCGCCTGGATGTCTTCAAGATACTGATCGATGCGGGCGCAAGGTTTCAACAGCCCAGGAAACTTCGTGATCTTGCGTATCAGGTGATCAAGCTTGAACTCTTTTACCCGCACACATTTCGACACCGCCGCAACAAAGTAGAAGCTCCTTGCTTCTTTGAAGTGATCAGCGATAGATACAATTGCCGATGCGGATGCGTTTGCGAATCCGATGTCGGAAACTTCGAACTTTCCGCTTTTGATCTTCTTGACGATTCCGCCGCCGCTCCCGTTGTCAATCCCGGCCAAAATGTTTGCCGATGTCGTAACAGGCAACTTGTATTTCTCAACAAAGTTTGCCAGCGTTTCGTAATGCTCGTTTCCAGAGCAACGCCACGACTTGACCCAATCGGCGATGCTCCATCCGATGCTTGACGAGTTGAATTCACGCGGGTCTGCGTGCTCTGTGATTGTGAAATACACCGGGATTTGCAGGTCTCTGCAAAAGTTCAAACGGTGCTGCCCGTCAACCACAACAAGACGCCCGTTTTTACCGCGTGTGCACACGATTGGACGCGCCGGGTCGAATCCGTGAGCCTGCAACTTCTTGAAAAGGTCACGATGTTTTCCGGGATCAAAGTCCCTGTTTTCCACATCGAAGTCAAACCGCCCGTAATTCTTCGTCTCTTGAATCAGTGCTTTCATTTTGTGATCCTCACTTGTTGGCTTTAAGCCAGTTTGAAACCATGCTCCACGCTTCGGCGCGTGTCCTGTCATTCTTTGGAATCCTTGACAAGCAGGCGATTGCCTCACTTGCAAGCCGGACGCCTTTCGACGGCCCCCTGCTTTCGTCGGTTGCGGGTTCTGCCTCCGCCTCCTCTTTTGCGCGCTCCGCATAGAACGCCTCTTCTTGTTCTGGCGTCTTGATCTGCGGGCGTCGGGTTGCTGGGTGCTTTTTTCCGTCAAGGCCGATCCGTTTTGAACTGGCGGAATCCGCCACCTGCGGTCTTGCGTTGCTAACCATTTCGTGATTGACCCCGCACATATCCGCAATCGCCCGGCTTGACAGGTCGGGAAACTCGGCAACCGCTATCGACACGCAGCGCCGTTTGTCTGCGTTCGTGCGGTGTAGCCCGTTCGCAGCGTTAGCGCCCAAAGCGTGCTGCAAAGCCTGCGCGCGGTCGCCAGGCTCCAAATCGGCGTCAATGTCAAGAGCGCCGATCTGTTTAGCCGCCATGATCCGATGCCAGCCGTCACCGATCCAGCACCGCTTAGAATCGCCAAACAGAATCACCGGTGGGAATGCATCGCCCTCGGTCATTCGCTCGGCATAATCCGTCACGGTCTCGGTTATGATGGACGCCCGGCATTGGATGCTGGTATCCATTTCGATGGCCGAAAGTTTGATCTTGCATTTCACTTGACCGGCCTCCGTTTCTTCGGCGCAACGTCCCATTGGTACGACTTGCACCGGGCGCATGTGCGCGGCTTGGTCTCGATGCGGGTGATCCATTCATGCCCGCACCGCTTACACGTGTATTTCATCCGTCCCCTTTCCGGCGGATTGTCCGCCTGATTTCTTGTGACGGGTGTATATTATTATACTACTAAGCAGTATGTCAAGCGTGAAAGTGAAAATATTTTATCCGCCCGTCTTGACCTCTTCCACACTCTTGAACATTGCCTTGCACGCCTTGCACTTGTGAAACCGAACGCGAGCGGCTTGCTCCGCTGGCATGCTCTTGTAAGTCAGTACACGGCTTGACTGGCACGCTGGGCACCGTGTATGCGGCACCCATACCGAGGCGTTGAATAGAGGCTTGTCATTTGTCATTCGGTGATACCTCCGTCTCTCCGTCCGTCACAACCGCATTCATAATCGTCCGCTTGTACCCGGCATAGTCAGCCGCAAGCAGACACAACTTTTCAGCGTCCGCGTAGTGGTCCGCCAGCTTGCGCGGGTTGACCCAAACGCCGTTCGCCCGGTACATGCTGGTCATTTCGCGCACGTACTGCTTATCCATCGTTGCGCCACGGTACAGCCTCCACTGCGGCACGTCTCCTGACCGCTCGACACGCTCGGCAAGCATGGTCAACAGGGCATTCGAGTTGGCTACCATGACGGTTACGATGCGCCCGGTTGCGCCACGCTTGCCCTCGTCGATGTTGCGGGTCTGGACTTCAAACAGGGCAGGCACCCTAAAGGACGGAACGCCGATTACAGGCCAGAACCCGCGAAAAGCAAGCGAGGCCTCATAGACTTCTTGCGACCGATACCGGCAATCAATGCAGACCCCGAACGCGTTGAACCGGGTCGCCAGCGTGTCGATCTCTCCGAACGTGTGCAGTCGCCCCTTGAATATCAATGCGCTGTCGCCCGTCTCGGTGAACTGCCGGAACACGGCAACGAACTCGTTTTGTTGCACGTCAACGCCGCCGAATACCGCCGTCTTGAGACCCTCCGCGCGGTAGTACATCGCGCCTTCCTGATAGTCGGCCTCACGCTCCACAAGCACGCCCTCGCGGATGCGCATATCGCTTTCGATGTACGGCTCGGCAAGGTCTGAATTGATGAAGTCGCGTAACTCAATCGGGCTGGCCTTCGTCCGCAGAAACTTTGCGGCGAGGTCTGCGAACGAAACCCAGGGCGCGTAAATGCTCGAAAGGTGAAACGATGCCACGCCAGCCTCTCCGGTCTGCGTCGCCCGCCACTCCCCCGCGTCAACCGCCGCCCGCTTCTGCAAATCGCTCCACCGTGCGCCACACTCGACGCACTCATACCGCGCCGTCTGCGGTTTGCCTTCGTCCCACTTGACCTGCGGCCATGCGAGCGGCTGCATAGACCGGCACTTGTGGCAATGGACATAATACCGACGCATGTCGCCACGGGCCGCGTGACGGGCAATCTGACCGGACGGCGTGGTCGGTGTACTGACAAGCAGGATCTTCCGATTCCAAAACGTCTTGGTCCGCTGGATCGCCAGGCTCACCGGGTCGGCTTCCTTCGATGCCTCTGCCGGAAACTTGTCTATCTCGTCACATAGCAGGTAGCGAATCGGACGGCTGGAAAGCTGCGCCGGCGAATTGGCCCCGGTCAAGTGAACGTTGCAGCCGTTGATCCGATACTGAAGCGCCTGCCAATAGGTTTTCCGGTCAGCCGGTATCATGCGGGCGATTGACGGCGAATCCTCGAATAGCGGTTGGATGCGCGTCTGTGAGTTTGATCGGGCCAAATCTTCAGACGGGTAGCAGACAAGCGCCGGTCCAGGATCGCAGCAGACCGACCGGGCAAGCCAACTATAAGCGGTGACTGTCTTTCCGGTCTGTGCCCCGGCCTGCACGACGACCGTGTGGATCTCCGCATCGTCAAGCGCGTCCATGATGCCACGGACGTAAGGCGTTATGCGCGTGCGGTACGGGCCGGGAAACGCGGTTGATTGACGGTCAGTCAGCACGATTGACGCCTCGGCCCACCGCCACAGCGAAAGCTCGGCGGGCGGCGCGGTGAACTCGTGGATTGACGGGCATTTACGCATCGGCGTCCAACTCCCCCGCCGCGTCACCCTGCACCGCGTCATGCCACGATTGCAGGGTTGACCGCGCCCAATCATTGAGAATCGTCCGCACGGCTGTGACCTTTTTCAGCCCGACAAGCTGCGGCGCCAGCGCGTTTGCCATGCCGAGCATCGAGGTTTTAATCAGGGCCGCGTCCGCTTTCGCCTGCTCTTCGATGTCGGCGCGGGTAAGCGTGCGGCCTTCCTTCTGCGCCAACTCGTATTCAGCGAGCTTGCATTTCAGGCGGTCAAGCTCTGCACGCCAACTGCCACCGGACGGCGAATCGTTCGACTCGTTCTTTTTGATTCGCGCCATACGCCACTCCAAGCGACCACGCTTGACGGCTTCCGATTCCTCTTTTGTCGGTTCGCGGCCCAAAGCGGTAACGATTTCTTGATTCAAGGCGCCCTTTTGTGCCAGCTTTTCGAGATCATCCGGCGTGTATTTAGGCGGTTTCGGCGTGGTCTTTTTTGTTGGTTTTGCGTTCATAATGGTTTTTAGGTCACGCGTACGGCGACCCCTCTGTATTCTAACCCGCGTCCTGGGCCCCTTGCCGGAGAACCTACCGGGGACGCCCCACAATCGGACATTCTGTCCACAATCAGACACTTTGTCCGGTTTCGCCAGCTTTCCTGTTCATAACTTTCTTTTCTCATTTCTTGACTCCCTCGCTCGCTACTGATATATCAACGTCGGCTTGCGCAACCGTGCTCTATGCTCTGTTTTCCGCCCGTCCTGCCCGTTTGCCGCTCTACCCCTTGCCCGTATAAGGGTCAGCCAGTCAAACGCTCGTTTTACCCCGTTTCCGGCCCGCCGTTTACTCCTCTTCGATCAAATCGCCATACGTCTGTATGCGCGGCGGTTCTGCTGGTTTCGGTTGCGCTGGTATAACTGGTTCGGCCTGCGACTCCGCCTTTCGCACGATGTCCAGCATGACGGCAAGCAGCTTGGCTGGCGTGCTATACATCCGGCCCGTCGTGCGGTCGTACACGCTGCCGGTGTCGATGTCGGCAACGAATCGGGCGTTTAGATTGTGCGTCATGGCGTTTCCTTTCACTTGCTTGCTACACGTACACGGCGATAAACTCGCCCTTGATACGGTTGTGCCCGTTGCCAACCATAATCTCGAATATCCAGCCTCCTACATGTGCGGCCAACCCTTGACGCGCCATGAATGGTGTTTGACGCTCGAATGTGCCAACCTGCACGCCACACACGTTGCGGTAAGACGGTATCATCTCCGCCTTGTGGTGATGCCCGATTGCCAACATGTTTGGCTTGCTGCCGCCTTCCAAGCTCTCGATGATCTTTTGCGGACGGTATGAAAGCGCATAGCTTGACCCGCCTCCTGGGTGGAGTAGTCCGAGCGTATAGCTGCCGTTAGGCGTCTCGAAACAGACACGAGCTTGATCCTCGCCGAGAAACTTGTATCCAGAAACCGTCTCTTCGATGGTCTTGCCGACTGAAACGCCGCAAGCGTTTTTAAAGCTCGCGTCATGGTTGCCGGTAATGAACGATGTCGGCACCGTTCGCGGCGCATCATGGCGCAGCCGGTTAAGCTGTGCGTCAAAACCAAGGTCACGCAACTCGAACTCTTGGCCACGATAGACGTTATGCCCCGCAAGGATGTCACCCGCGTCGTAAACGTGCGGGATGCCTTCCTCTTGGCAAAACTCATAGAACGCGTGGAGTGCCGCCGTGTGCTGGTATAGGCTGCCGGTGTGCCGGTCGCCAGTCAGCGCAAAACGAATCAGGTTGTCGTGGCAACGCTCGATGGTCACGCGGTCCTGCACGTCGGCCAAAGCTTCTACCTTTGCGCGTTCGGTTGCCAGCCGCTTTTCCAACGCTTTGATCTTGCTGCCGCCGTGCGTTTCCTCGAATTGTGCCAGTGTCTTGACGGTTTTTTTCATACCATCTCCCTCATTGCCTTTGCTGTTGCGGTTGATCCCGACCACGCCCGCCGCGATTCTCGCAACGTAACAACGTAACCGGAGAATTGATCTCGATAGTTGCCAAGGTCGGACAGACTGACCCCGGCAAGACGCGCAAACGCCACCTCGTATTCCCATCCGGCACCGAGCGTTTTGAGCGCCGCCTTGACTTTGGCCGGGATGATGGTGTCTTTGTCATATGCCTGTTTGAACTCTGCCAGCGATCGGCCCGCCTTTTTTTCGGCCTTGCCTGCGGGTGCTACCGTCCCGCGGGCAAACGCTTCTTGGATCGTGGTTTGGCCCACCTTGTACTTTGCCGCCAGTTTGCTGTAGCTCATACCGGCTTTCCTATCGTCTGCCATTTCTCGCGTGATAATCATCGTGCCTCCGTTTTGTTGTTTGTGAGATTTTTTGCGGCCTTGTCTTTGTCCAACTCATCTTGAACGATTCTCGAGTCCCAACACTGCTTATACGCCAGCCGACACTCAAGCCGCTCGCGTCTGGTTTTCGACGGGCAAACGATCCGGCAAGCCTTCTGGCGCGTGTTCACTGATTAACCACTCGCTCTTTTCCAGGCTTGCATTTCTTTCCCTGCATGATCGACACGCACAACCTAACGTCAAGCCCGCGTTCAATCGCGCTGCATAGCTCCACTTTCGCTCCTCGGCTATCCTGCCATCCAAGCAACAGAATGATCGTTCCACAGGTGTCAAGCGCGGCGAGGTCAACGGCTAGGTATTCCTCGAACGTCTTGCCAAAGTCTTGCCCGTGCAATTCAGCCGGTGAAACGATGTCAACACCCATAGCCCGGTAGTACGCCGCCGCCTGACTGAACGCCGGATAGTTGTAATCGACGTGCCCGGTCATCGGCCCGGCAAGATAGGCGCGGTTGCGGTTGCGCGGTTGATCGGCCGTTACCACCTTGCGCACTTCAACCTCGTCGCCGTCTTCAATGCCTGAATCGTTCACGGCCTTTTCATCGGCAATCAGGTAGACACCGTAGGTTTTCGATGATCCGTCATAGTCGGCAATCATCTGTAGCGTTGCCTTCATACAGCCCCCTTCGGTTTCCGGTTCATCCACCGCTTGACACGGTGCAATGCCAGGCGCTCCCGCATCGCCTGGGCTAGCTCCTGGCTGATTGTCTTTTTGCCGCCCTTGTTGCGTTGGCCGAGTGCTACGGCGTGAGGGTTTTTCGGTCGGTCATTCATCGGTCTGTCTCTCCTTGTTTCGCGTTGTATCAAAAGAGCGGTTGTATGTCAAGCGGGTTTTTCACTCCGTCCTGAACCGGCTGGCGGTCGTGCGCTTGGATTGCCCGCCGAACCGCTCTGCCATTGCCGCACGGAACGCCGCCCGTATGCGCGTGTCCTCGGTCGGGTTGCGGTCATGACTGCCGCATGAGTGTTTCCCTATCTCTCCCCACGAGCCGCCGTCGTCCGTGTAGCTCGTTCCGCTGCACAACCGGCAATCGGCAAACCTAAACTCACCTTCAAGCGGCGATAGCAGTTGATACTTGCCGACCTGCGGTTGCCCGGCGATTATCCACAGAACCGTCCCGGCCTCCGCAAATATGCCCTGCCACCGGATTTCCTTTGCCCACTCTTCGGGGTTGACGGATCGGCGGTCGGGTTTGATCGAAACGAAGTCGCCTGTTTCAACCAGCCGAAAGTCAGGCAGGTAGCACTCTTCGCCGTGCGTGAATCCCTCTGGCTCATATTCCGTAATGATGCCAAGTCGGTCAAACACTACCGCCCACCTCGCTTCAAGACGCGACCGATGCAACACGCCACCGAACCATGTTTCAATCGCCTTCATTCACCGCCTCCATTTCTCTGCCATTCGATAGCTCTGTGATCGTCTGCCGATTGCCGTCAAACGCGCATTCGATGGTGACTTGCCCGGCCCGCTTCGTCTGCTTGAGAATCTTTATCGACATGCGCTCTTGCGACGGACGCCACGCCCCCATAACAAGCTGTGCGCTGTTCTCAAAGCTGCCGCTATCCTTTGCGTCGTGCAGGTCAATCTCCAGCCGGTCGGGGTCACGCCGTATCTGTGACGCCATGATGATAACCGTCTCCGTGCTGCGTGCAAGCGTCTTCAGCCCCTCGGCAATGGTTGATAGCCGCTCGTAACGCTTGCCCGTGCCGCCTGCCATAAGGCCGACGTAATCCACAAGCACAAGAGCCGGACGACGCATAATTTTCAGCTCTGACTGTTCGATTATCTCTTCCATGTCTTCGATCGTCACCTTGCTTTTCGGGCAGATGAAAACATGATCCCACATCGAAACGTCGTACTTGTCACCGCGCCGTGTTGACCGCTCTACCTCCAGCGTGTCCATGCGGTGCGTCCGGGCGATAAACCGCTCGCACATCGGCTCCGGCGATAATTCGAGCTGAAAAAAGATAGTCGGGATTGGCCGTTGGCTCTGTGCAATGTTTACCAGCACCGACGTCTTGCCAGCCCCGGTGTCAGACATGAACATCGCAAGGTCGCCCGGTAACAGAACCCTGCTACAGCTTTTCAGGGTTGGCAGCCATTTCGACAGGTCAACCCCCTCGCTGTCCATCGTCTTGACGCGCTTCTGATACAGCTCGTAACACTCCGTTGCTGATAGCAGCGGCACGTTGACGCTGCGGGTCAGGCGCGGCGTGTCCTTGTCCAGCGTCGCTATCATTTCAGCCGCCAGTGAATCGCCTTGCGCGTCTATCAGGTCGGCAATGTCATTGTACGGCGCCGGGACGGTCATTGTGCGTATGCTCTTAGCTTGCCCGTCCAGTGACTTGACCACCGCCGCCGCCCACTTCTTGCCGGGTTCGTCGTTATCCGGCCAGATGGTCAGGTCTTTGCCTTTCAGGTAGACCGCGAAAGCGTCAACCCATGCCGATGATCCGCCCGGATTGCAGGTCACGTCATAGCCGAGACGTTCGAGCGCATGGACGCACTTTTCACCCTCGACAATGTGGATGTCCTGCTTGCCAGCCCACCGCTCCAGGCGGTAAAGCGTCCGCTGGATACCCGACACCGTGTTGATCCGCTCGCCATTTGGCCCTTCGTGATACTGGGCGAACCGCTTTTTCAGACCGATCTCCGTCCGGTCAACCTTCATTACGGTCTTGCCGTGTGCGTCCTTGTATTCGTAGGTTGCGGCAAGCTGCGGTTTGTCGAAATCCTCTTTGCGCGTCAGCCCGGCTGATTCGGCAAGCGTGCTCATGGCCTCTTTGACCGAGCAGCCCTTCAAGCGGACAACGATGTCGATAACCGATCCCCCGAACCCGCACACGAAGCAGTACCAGACACCCTTGGCAACGTCAACAGACATTGAAGGGTGTTTGTCTTCATGGAAGGGGCAGCAACAGACGGTCTTTGCGCCCTGCGTCGTGACCGGGTGGCCGATG